TCGATTCCTGCCGCCGCCTTGAACATCTCGGCGACCGACCAGGGGACTGGCGGAACAGGCGGCCCATGCCCACCCGGGTCGAGCGGTTCCAGTCTGCCTCCTTGGCGTAGTCCTTCTTCAGCTTGACCCAGACGAAGACCTGCTTCAGCCGGAAGCCCCAGGCGTGCATCACCAGCAGTCCGTCCTCCAGCAGGACGCCAGGCACCCACAGGGCCAGCAGGCACCGGTCAGGGTCGACGATGTCGCGGACGGGCATGGCGGCCACCTGCTGCGGCGTCATGGTCCGGTACTGCGAGGCCGCCGACCGGCGCACCCCGCGCTTCATCTTGGCGAGTGGGTCCCCGAAGCCCCAGGGCGGGTCAGCGACCAGGACCTGGTGCCTCACGTAGTCTCCCGCGAGTAGAATTTGGCGTACCTGACGGTCCAGCGGCGGCACACGGAGAAGTCCCGCAGCATCTTGGGGTTGACCAGGCCCACGTGCGGGGGCAGGTAGAAGACGTACGCCTCGATGCTGCGGCCGGCCTGCCACTCCGACCTGACCTCACGGTGCACGTCGAAGGCCAGCTCCTCGCCGCAGGCGGCGGCGAACTCGAACTCCTGGCTGATCCCGTGGTACGTCGGGCAATCCGCGATCGTCCGGCGGACCTCGTCAAAGTTGACGCTGGGCATCTTCATCCGGCGGGCCTGGGTGGGCTTCTTTGCGCCCCGGAGGTCAGCGGTGGGCACGTCGGTGACGCCGAAGGCGACGTTCTTCCTGATGAGGTACGGGTCCTGGTCAGGAAAGAACGTCGACGTCAGGTCGGACTCGCGCCACGAATGGTCGCCGGCCTGCAACAGGGAGTGGCAGAAGCGCTGGCAGATCGGCTGCAGGTACTGCTCGCTTCCAGCCTGCGCCCAATCGCGCTTGCCCTCAACGTGGTGCTGGTAGTTGCGCCACAGGTGCTCAGCCATCAGCTTCCACCCGTGGACCCCATAGAGGGTGACCCCCGGCGAAGGTGGAACCGCGACCGCAGGGGACGCAGCGACGAGCGGGATGGCAGCAAAGGCCTTGAGGAGGTCTCGGCGGTTCATGAGTGGAGCCCAGCGTCGCAGTCTTCCCCGACCCGGGCCCCGCACGTGCGGCACGGGGTGACGATGCGGTCCATCACCTCGCGGTGGACCTCTTCCACGGGCCGAGCGTTGTCGACCAGCACGTGGTCCTCGTGGTGGTCGAGGGCCCAGTCGCGGTACAACGCCCTGACCCGGGCCTGCAGCTCGCTGTCCTTCTCGTAGGAGTCGTCCTCCGTAGTGGACCGCCGGTACGACCGGCCGGCGAAGACGATGGTCAGGTCGGCCGGCTTGATGCGGTCGTAGAGCCACAGGACCAGCCGCGGGCTGACGCCGGTGGCCGTGCCGTAGATGACCGACGACAGGCCCCACCGGTCGAAGACGACCACGTCGTTGCGGGCCTCGATGGCCGGCAGGTGGAACAGCTGGAACGACAGCTTGTTGAGGGTCTGCACGGCCTGGAAGCAGTTGGGCAGGCGCTTGGCCCAGCCCGTCCGCAGCATCCAGTAGATCAGGCGGTGGGTCCACCGGGTGCACTTGGTGGGCGCCTCGACCCGCTCGACCCTGACGCCGGCCTGCCGCAGGGCCTCGACGGCCATCTTCGACTGCGTTTCCTTGCCCGACTTGTCGGGGCCCTCGAAGGCAATGAGACGGGTGTGTCTCTTGTGCATGGCCGGCATCCTACACCTCCTCGTCCACGGGCAGCTCCAGGTCCCGCACGGAGCCCCAGGCCGCCTTGAAGTCGTCCTCGTGCGCGATCAGCTTGCGAGCCTGCGTCCAGCCCCGGAAATTGCCGCTGAAGGTCTGCTTGACGTCGGCCAGGTACGGGACCATGATGTTGTGCAGCGTCATCCGGCTGAGGACTCGGTCAGCCTGCAGCTGAGTCATCGGGGTCGCGGCGTGCTCGAAGGGGCTCATGTGGCCGCTCTTCAGCAGGCGCTCGCACAGCTCGATGTCGGCCTTGGGATCCCGCTTGCCGTCGTGGGTCAGGTAGGAGACCCGAGCGCAGCGACCGATGCAGACCTTGACCACGTCGAGCATGGTCAGGCCCTCGCTGATCAGCTGCACCGCGTCGTCGACCAGGGGCAGGTGCCAGTCGCCCGGCTGCAGCTGGTCGGGCCACGACCTGTCGCGTTCGGCGAGCGCCATCTCGGCGATGCGCTTGATCTCGGGCTGGGCGTCCTTGCTGATGCGCAGGCCGTCCCAGTTGTCCCACTCGGTGGAGGTGACGACGACCGTGTGCCACAGCGCGGGCTCGAGCCAGCGGTTGGCGATCTGCTTGTGCACCTCGAGGAACAGCAGGTTCTTGACCTGCTCGGTGACCAGGTCGCACGTGTGGAGCCACTGCTCGGTGGCTTGGCGCTGCTCTTCTGGGCTCAGCTCTTCGGCGGCCTGCATGCCCTTCTGGTTGCGTCCCCAGTAGATGGGGACGAACGGGTCGTCCTTGACCCGCTGCAGCATCTTCTCGACCGGGATGGCCCGGCTGGAGGCGCTGTTGCGGGAGAAGACCCGGTGGGTGTTGAACTCGGCCAGGACGATCCGGGGGAACGTCAGCTCCAGGGTCGTCAGCCGGACGCCCTCTGGGCTCAGGCTGTCGCGTAGGACTCGGGCGTGGTATGCCATGGAGCAGAAGCTACTCCAAGGCTTCTGCAGTGTTCAGCCGCCGTAGGCGCGGACGCACTCTCGCATGGTGTTGTCGTGGATCTCGAGGACCTTGGGGATGTTGCCCTCCTCGTCCACCTGGTAGCCGCCCGCCAGGTCCCAGGCGACCGGGACGCCTTGCGAGCTGAACTCGTCGAAGACCATGGCATCGCGGCGCCGCAGCTGCTCTGTCGTCAGCCAGCCGCCGAAAGGATCGTTGACGTGAGGATCGGCGCCGGCCTGGTAGAGGACCACGTCGCAGTGGCCCAACCAGTCGATCGCGTCAGGCAAGGCCCGGTCGAAGAACTCGTCGGCCTGGTGCGGCATCTCGTACTTGAGACCGGCCGTGAAGTGCCAGACCCAGTCGCGAGCGCCCAAGCGGTCGATGATCTCGTCGGTCCCGTTCCCGTAGTGCATGTCCAGGTCGAGGATGCCGACCCGCTTGGCGCCCTCAGCCTTGAGGGCCAGCGCGGTGACCATCAGGCCGTTGAAGGTGCAGAAGCCCTCCGGTCGGAGGAAGCCGGCGTGGTGAAAGCCAGAGACAGGAGCGCAGGCGACCTTGCCCGTCTTCAGGGCGTGGCGAGCAGCAGCCAGCATCGCTCCCGAGGTGTAGGGAAGCGAGGCGGCGACCTCCGGCGACCTGTTGCCGAAGCCGTTGTTGGCCCTGCACTCCAAGACATCGCCGATGTAGTACGCATCGTGCGCGCGCTCGAGGTCGAGGCGGCTGACGGGCAAAGGTTCCACGATCTCGATCGGGAACTGGCGCTGCCACGAGGCGACGACCTTCGCGGGCTTTGCGGCCGAGGGCGACACGCTGCGCGAGTCGGCGACCATCAGGGGCGTGAAAAAGACGGGAATGGGGGCCATGGCCACCTCCTAACCGGCAACGGGATTATTCGGTGAGCCGCGGGGGACCACCTAGGCCCCATTATAGGCCAGGTGGGCAGGATTTTGCACCGTCCCCTCAGACCCGACGCGTGAAGTTGAAGAGCTGGTCGTCCAGGACGTCGTAGACCCGACTCTCCAACTCGTCGCACACGTCGTTCATGGCCCTCAGGGCCTCGGCCCGGTCTGCCCCGTTGTCGCTCTTGTTGAGCAGCACGTAGCGCGTGATCCTGTCGCGGATCATCTGGACGAAGTCGGTGGTGTCCTGGCGCAGCTCCCACTCGGGCACCCCGTGCAGGAACTCCTCCTTGACGAGGGAACGCAGGTCTCCCAAGCGGACGCGCATGCCGTCACCAGCCTCCGCCGGCCACGTCCGTCATGGATTCCAGGACGCCCCTGACGGCGATCTCGGCGTTGCCGACGGTGCTGAACATCCGGAGCCGGAGCTCCGGGTTCGCCTCGATCAGGGCCCGCGCAGACTCGAGGGCCTCGTGAGCGTTGCTCAGCAGCTCGTAGACCTGCTCGACGTCGTCGAGCTCGTCGTCGCCTTCCATCACCTCGCGGACCAGGCCGCGCAGCTGCTTGTGTGTGATCCGGATCATGCCCGGTAAGTATCAGCCGCACTTGCTCCAGGAGCAGGTGGAACCGTCGCCCAGGGTGCCGCCGTGACATGAGATGCAACCGCCCTGGTAGACCAGGGTCGCGCCGCCGCACTCTGGGCACGTCTTCTCTGCCGTTGCCTTGGTCCCGTCCGGGATGTAGCCCTTCAGCACGCGGGCGATGACGGAGCTGAACGAGAAGAGCTCGCTGTGCTTGTCCTTGCGCAGCTGCTCGACCACGTACTGAATGGGCACGCCGTGCCGCAGCGACATGGAGACGACGCGGGTCAAGGCACCGTGGTCCGGGTTGTCGAAGAGGGAGACGACGTCCTTGAGGACGATGTCGTCGTCGCCCAGCGGGATGCGCATGTTGTAGGTGGCGACCCCGTCCTTCTTGCCGTTCTTGATGAGCTGGGCCTTCTTGGTCTTCTTGGGGACCTCGACGTGCTGGCTGAGGCCCGCGAACAGCTCATAGGGCCGCCCGTTCAGCATGCCCACCAGGACGAGGTACTGCTCGCCCTTGACGCTGACGCGGTGGACGTCGCACTCGACGACCTTGGGGCGCTTGGGGGCGTGCGTCTCCACGATGACCAGCGGCTGGTCACCCTCCTTGGAGGCCGGCTCACTGACGATGACAGCGTCTCGGGAGCCGATGCGGTAGATGGTGACGCCCTTGCAGCCCGTCTCCCAGGCCTTCCAGCACAGGTCCGACACCGTCTGGTTGGTGACGTCCTTGGGCAGGTTGGTGGTGTTTGAGATGCTGTGACAGATCCACTTCTGGGCCGCGGCCTGGATGGCGACCTTTCGCAGCGGGTCGATCTCCTCCACGGTCGACCCGTGGTAAGGAGACTTCGTCACATCGTCCTCGTGGGTGACTGCCATCCACTGCTTAACGCCGTGGTGGAACAGGTCGTAGTACTGCCACTGGTCCCCCAGCGCGTCGACCTCGTCGACCCGGGCGTTCTTGTCGGCGGCCGTGATCTTCTTCTTGCGGCGGCTCTTGACGAAGAGCACCGGCTCACAGCCTGAGGTCGACTGCGTCAGCAGCGAGCCGCTTCCCACGGGGGCGGTGGTGGTGTTGGCGATGTTGCGTCGCCCGTACTTGACGTAGTCGACCTGCAGGCGCTCGTCCTCCTGCATGATCCGAGCGATGAACGGGTGACCGCCTTCGACGGCATGAGAAAAGATCGGGAAGGGCCCGCGATCGCGAGCCATGTCAACGGAGGCCCGGTACGATGACAGGGCCAGCTGGCGGTAGACTCGCTCGGTCAGCTTGACGGACTCCTCGCTGCCGTACCGGTAGCCCATCGCGGCGATGGTGTCGCCCAAGGCAGTGATGCCCAGGCCGGTCCGGCGGCCGTTGGCGGCCGCGCACCGGATCTTCTCCCACAGTTCCAGCTCCGGGCGCTTGACGTCGTCGGGCTCAGGATCGGCCTTCACCTTGGCGAGGATGCGGTCGACGGCCTCTAGCTCCAGGTCGACCAGGTCGTCCATCAGCTTCTGGGCGACGTAGCACGCCTTGCCGAAGGCCCCGTCGTCGAACCAGGAGTTCTCCTGGAACTGCTGCCTGACGAACCTCCACGGGTTGACGAAGAGGAGCCGGCAGCTGTCGTAGGGAGACAGGGTGATCTCGCCGCACGGGTTGGTGCTGACCGAACCGTAGCCCAGCAGGCGGTAGGCGTCGGCTGGACCCCACGCGGTGACAGTGTCCCAGAACAGCATGCCGGGCTCGCTACAGTCACGCATGGCGGCCACGATGTTGTCCCACACCTCGCGGGCATCGACCCACCGCTCGACCAGGTAGCTGTCCAGGCCCGGTTCGACCGGGAAACGCTGGTGGTACTTCTCGTCCTTCCTGACGGCCTCCATGAACTCGTCCGACATGCGGACCGACACGTTGGCCCCCGTCACCTTCCTGCGGTCGCGCTTGATGTTGGCGAAGGTCAGCACCTCCGGGTGGTGGACGCTCAGAGTCAGCATCAGGGCGCCGCGGCGGCCGCCCTGGCCCACCTCGCGGCAGGTGTTGCTGTAGCGCTCCATGAAGACGGCGATGCCGTCGGTGGTGCGGGCCGCGTTGGCCGCAGGCAGGCCCTTCGGGCGGATGGTCGACAGGTCGAAGCCCACGCCGCCGCGGCGCTTCATGATCTGGGCCTCCTCCTGGTCCGTCTTCATGATGCCGCCGTACGAGTCGTAGGGGGACTGGACGACGAAGCAGTTGGACAGCGACTGCACCTGGTAGGGATTGCCGATGGCTGACATCGGGCCGCCCTGCGGGACGACCTGCCAGGCCGACAGGTATCCGTAGATCTCGTCCTCCGACAGCGGGTTCGGGTAGCGAGCCTCGATGCGAGCGAACTCGCGGGCCAGGCGCCGGTGCATGGCCTCCGGCGTGGGCTCGTAGATGTTCCCTGCCAGGTCCTGCAGGGCGTACTTGCCGGCAAACACGTCGGCCGCCAGCTCATCACCGTTGAAGTACGAGAGCGAAGCGCGGCGCGCCTCATCGTAGGTGTACGACCGCATCTATCAACCTTTCAGCGCCTGCCGGGCTCCAAATCCATCTCGTGATGCATCTCGGGGAAACACGGGGCGGTTCATAACTATCCGATCGTGGTCCCGGATTCGGTGCTTGCCTCCTCCGGGCGCTTGAACAGCGGATCGTCCCTGAGTTCCTTCAGCTTTCGACGCAAGGCTGCCTTAGTAGCGTCCTCGTCTTCTCTGATCGCCTCCTGCATGTCGCCCGGGTTGCCCATGATGACGAACTTGCTGCGGGCCGTGTCGATGCGGCACGGGTAGACCAAGCCGTCGCGGCCGGCCCGGTTCTTGGCCACGTAGAGGCGGCCGAAACCCGACGACTTCTCGTGTGACTTGCGCGAGATGCTGAGGACGACGTCGGCCACCATCGCCTTGCCGTAGGCCTCGCTCATGTTGCTGAGGTCGACCACGTCCGCGTTGGAGCCTTCCTTGTTGGACTGCGAGGCCGTCCAGATCGGGATCTTCTTCTCCATGGCGAAGGCCCGGAGCTCTTCGTAGATCAGCTTCAGCTCGTGCCGCAGGGAGTCGTACTGCCGGGTCGACCGCATGATGTCGGCATAGTCGATGACGATGAGCCCGGGACGGAAGCCCCTAATGTCGAGGCGCTCGATGTGGGCCCGCAGGGTGTAGATGGTGGCCGAGTTGGTCGGGAACTCCTTGATGATGAGCCGGCCCAGCTTCATCGACTTTTCCTGCTCCAGGACCTTGTCCTTGTTGTCGATGACCAGGTTGCTGTCGATGTCGCACAGGTTGGAATCGTACCGGAGGCCCACCGCGGCCTCCGTCAGCTCCATCGTGTAGTGGAGGACGTCGATGCCGTTCCGAAGGGCATTGGCCCCCAGCATCGTCAAGAAGTGGCTCTTGCCCACCCCGGTGGGGGCCACGACCACGCCGATCTCGCCGGCCCCCAGGCCGCCCTGCAGGATGTCCTTGCGGTCGAGCTCGTCCAGGCCCGTGGCCACGGCGTTCCGCTGGAGGCGGGTGAAGCGGGCCTCATAGTCGGCGAAGAAGTCGTGGCCCATCGCAGGGGTGGTCCCCACCGTCACTGCCTTCTTGATGCCCTCCACGATCTGCTCGTACTTCTCGGCCTGCATGTCGTCGACGGCCTGCGTCAGGGCCGCCTTCAGGGCCTGCTTGCGGCAGAAGTCGAGCGACTTCTCCTTGACGTAGGCCAGGTCGCCTGAGTCGGGGCTCGACCGCATCCGGGTCAGATACTCGACGATCTGTTCCCGCAGGATGGCGTCGGTGCCCACCTTCAGGTCGTCTCGGATGATGGTGGCCAGCAGCTGCAGCGACGGAAAGACCTTGTACTTCTTGGCATGGCCGAAGTAGCGCTCAGCCAGGAAGCTGAGGTACTTGAGGTCGAGGTAGCTGACGTCGAAGACCTCCATCATCTGCTCTGCCCAGGCCCTGTCGGACAGCAGGGCCTGGACGATCTTCTCCTGGAAGCTCTTGCCGTACTGACCGAAGGTCACGGTCGGGGAACGCGAGGTGGTGTCGCTCATTGGTACCCTATCCTAGGCCCGGGGTGGGCCGGTGTTCTACTGTCCGCGTCCGGCGCTGCTTCAGCCCTGGGCCTTCAACTGAAGGCCCTCGATGCAGCGGAACGCAAAGAAGAAGTCTTCCGTGTCGAAGTCGCCGATGCCCTCCTTGACGAGGGCCCTGACCAGGCCGGGCCTGTCCATGCGGGGAACGAATCCCTGGATCCGCTGGTCGACAGCCAGGCGCTGGTGCGCCGGCAGCATGGCCCCGTCGAGGTAGACCAGGCGCCAGTTGCGGCGCACCTCGTCCTCGTGTTCCAGGATGCGCTTGTAGAGCCGTGACTCCTCTTCATGAGCATGGGCGTAGTTGATGACGTCCTGCAGGAGCACGTCCTGGTCGGTGCCCAAGAACGGGAAGACGCGGGCCACCGTCCGGAAACCGATGCCCTTGATGCCGGGCACGTTGTCGCCTGGATCGCCGCACAGGGCCTTGGCCAGCGCGAAGTGCTTGGCCTGGACCCGAAACTCCTCCATCACCGTCTCCTTGGTGACGAAGGTCTTCTTCTGCAGGCTGTAGAGGCGAGTCCGCTCGTCGAGCAGCTGGTACAGGTCCTTGTCAGACGAGACGATGACCTTCTCCTCTCCTCGCAGCGGGGCGCAGCACAGGTAGGCGACCAGGTCGTCGCCCTCAGCGTCTGCCGCGTACAGCTGGCAGATGGGGGTGCAGCGCGTCATTGCCAACAGCTGCTCGACCTGGTGCTTGCGGTTCTCCTCGGAGTCTGGGATGTCGTCTTCGTAGAACCGGTTCAGCTTGCCGGGTGCCCGGCCCAGCTTGTACTCGGGCAGCAGCCTGCGCCGCTTAGTGGAACCTCCGCCCTCCCAACACACGTAGACGGCCTTCGGCTGCACTTCGTACGTGATCCTACGTAGGGTCTTCAGGAAGCCGATGCAGCCGCCCATCTGGTAACCGTGGGCCGACATGGTCGGGTAGGCGCAGTAGCTCCTGACGAAGAGGTTCATCGCGTCGACGATGAGGACAGGGCGCTCAGACATACTGCTAAGGCTACTCCGCCGAGCAGATGCAGTACACGGGCATACTTATGGCCATGAGCGACCGTCTGCTGAGGGAGTACCTGACCCTCGTCATCGAAAAGATCAGGTCAAAGCAAGGCTCCAGCGGCAAGTCGACCGAGCGCTTTGACCTCAAGCGCTTCAAGAAGCTGGACGACAATCGCGAGATGCTGAAGTACGCGAACGATCACCTCGACCAGCTGGGCGTGGGATCCTCGCGGGTGGCCTTCCTGCTCAGCGGCAGGTACGCCCTCAAGGTGGCCCTCAACGAGAAGGGCTACGGCCAGAACGAGGCCGAGCTCGACGTCTACACCAACCCCAAGACCAAGCGGGTCATCGCCAAGGTCTACGCGGCCCACGACGAGAACGCGTGGCTCATCTCTGACCTCGTCAAGCCCATCAAGAGCGAGAAGGAGTTCGAGCAGCTGGCCAAGGTCAGCTGGGAGGACTTCAGCAAGCAGGTTTGGGAGGGCATCGTGCTGCACGACGTGGACGGTGCATCAGACTTTGCCAAGGCCGTCGTTGCCACCGCGAACAGCAACAACCTGCTGTTCGGTGACCTGGCCGACCAGCTAGGCCAGAAGAACGCCCACTTCAAGAGCGTCATCGACCACTGGGGCAAGACGCCCGACGGCAGGGTCGTCCTGCTCGACTACGGCTTCACTGAGGCCGTCAACCAGAAGCACTATGCGCCTGAGCGGGAGCTGCGACACAAGGGGACCGGGGGCGCGCCCCAGAAGAGGGGTCCAGACGCTGTCGTCTCCCCGAAGAAGGGCGAGGACGTGGACAGCTACGCCCAGACGAAGCAGAAGTCGGGCGGTAGGATGCTCCCGCCGCCGGAGCCTCAGTCAGCGGGACCGATGCCGGCAGGCATGCGGCCGCCGCCGAAGGCGGCCAGTCGCTCGGGAGAAAAGACCCCGGGCGAGGTCCCGGCTCACAAGCGCCGCAGGCAACCCACCGACGCTGAGCTGGCCAAGACGCGGCGTGCCTAGGCCGCCCCGCCGGAGTCGGGCTTCTCAGCCAGCTTCCGGGCCTCTTCCTCGGCGGCCTGCTTGACCAGGGTCGCCAGCTCGTCGAGCAGGTTTTCAGGCGTCCGCTCCAGGTCGTCCTCGCTCAGGTTGAACGACAGGTAGACGTCGCCCTGCATCAGGGTCAAGACCAGGACGCCGTCCTTGATCGTGAAGTTGTGGCTCTGGCTCGGCCTGGGCGACGGGAACCTCTCCGTGCACAGATCGAGCAACCGCTTGGCAGCTCGTAGCATGAGCTGACCGTACACAGCGTACGTGAGGTGTATCGCTTAGCGGGTCCCGGTCGAGCCGTAGCCGCCGGTGCCTCGGACAGTGTCGCCCAATTCGGCCGCGGCCTGGAACTTCGCCCGGACAACGGGTGCGAAGACAAGCTGGGCGATCCGCATGCCTCGCTGCACCTCGAAGTCCAGGTGCGAAGCGTTGTGCAGCAGGACCTTGAGCTCTCCCCGGTAATCCTCGTCGATGGTCCCAGGGGTGTTGAAGACGGTGACGCCGTGCTTCAGTGCCAGCCCGGAGCGGGGACGGACCTGGCACTCGTAGTCGGGCGGCAGCTGGATGAACAGGCCTGTCGACACCAGCGCCCGGCCCTCGGGGCCCAGGGTGACGTCCTCGTCCGCGTGGATGTCACAGCCCGCGGCCCCCTCCGTCGCGTAGACGGGGTCGGGCACGTCGGGCCGGGCCTTCTTCAGCAGGACGTTGATGGAGCTCACGCTGCCTCCTCCTCGTGCTCGCCCTCGTCGCTGGCGGGCGACTCGCCTTCGGTCGACGCGGCCGGCGCGCCCCCGCTCCCCGTCGTGTAGGCGGCCTCGATGACCTTGTCGACGAAGGGCTTGAACTGCGCGTCCTTCATGATCTCGCCGAAGTCGTTCTTGTAGAACTTCTTCTCGATGATGACCTCGCCCGAGTCCTTGTCGGTCACCTCCAGCACCTTCCACGCCGACGTGCCGGAGATGCTGATCTTCATCGTCTTGCCCTCGCCGTAGGGCACCAGCACGTCGTTGGCCGCGCAGTAGGCCCGCACCTCGTCGAAGATGTACTCGTGCTCGACGATGCCCTTGCCGAAGATGATGTCGAACTCGTGCTTCCGGAAGGGCGCGGCCACCTTGTTCTTCTTGATCGTCATGATCACGTGGATCCCGACGACGTTGCCCTTGGCGTCCTTGACCTGGGTGCCGCTCGACAGCCGGATGCGGACGCTGGCGTGGAACGGGATGGCCTTGCCGCCCGGCGTCGTCTGCGGGTCACCGTGCATGACGCCGATGGCATCGCGCAGCTGGTTGAGGCACAGCAGGGTGACGTTGTTCTGCCCGATGACGCCAGTGATCTTTCGCATGCCCTTGCTGATGACGCGGGCCTGCAGGCCGACCGAGTTGTCCTCGTACTCGCCGTTGAGCTCTGCCAGCGGCGAGGTGGCGGCGACCGAGTCCCAGATCGCCAGGACGGGCAGGTCCTTACCGGTGCCCATCAAGGCCTTGGCCTTAAGGATGGTCTCCTCGATCGACTTGAAGACGTGTTCCGTGGCGTGCTGGTCGATGTAGACGAAGCCCCTGCGAATGTTGATGCCCATCTGGGCGAGCTTCTGGACGGGCGTCGCGTTCTCGGTGTCGATGTAGACGACGATGCCGCCCATCTGCTGGACGACGGCCGCAGCGTGGTAGGCCAGATGCGACTTGCCGATGGAGGGCGGGCCTGCGATCTCAATGATGCGGCCCTCCGGGTAGCCGCCCGCTGGAGCGTTGCGGATGGCATAGTTCAGCTGGATGGAGCCGGTGTCGATCCACCGCTTGACGACGGTGGGCGCTTCCGTCTCGGCCAGGTTGTAGGCCACTCGCATCCCGAACTCCTTGTTGAGGTCCTTGATGAGGGCGGCCGTCAGTTCGTCGATCTCGTCGGTCGCGCCTGCCTTCTGCTGCTTGACGGGAGCGTCTGCTTGCTGCTGCTTCCTAGCCATCCGTGTCCTCTCGCGTTCTGTGGTGGTGCAGTTATCTCAATCCACGCGCAGCTAGTGTTCATCCTTCGAGATCGCAGAACGCCTGCGGCGCAAAGCACGACGGCACGGGCCGAAGCCCGTGCCGCTCTGCGCGCCGGTGAAAGCGAGCGTTCAGTTCACTCGTCGCCGCCTTCGTCCTCCATCAGCTCCTTGAAGGCATCGTCGAGCGACTGCTTCGGAGCCGGCTCCGCGTCCAGGTCAGCGTCGGCCGCGGGCTTCTTGCCGCGCGCCGGCTTCTTGGCGGGAGCCTCCTCGGCCTTCGCCGGGGGCGCCTTCTCGGCGGGCTTGTCGCCTTTGATGTCGTTGGCCAGCTCGTCGAGGGCGTCCTTCTTGTTCGGGTCGCCCCCGCGGGACTGGCCGCCCTCGTCCTTGCCGTCGTCGGCGGCGCCGCCGGCGAGCCAGACGTTGAGGATCTGCTCGATCTCCTTCTCGGTCTTGACGGCGCTGGCCAGGTAGTCGTCGACGTTGGGCAGGTTGTTGAGCCACTTCTCCATCTGCTTCGGGTCGTTGCTCAGCTTGGTCTGCTTGCGGGCCACGTCGAACGACCAGTCCATGACGGGCTTGCCGTTGAACATCTTGGGCGACTTGACGATGGTGATGTCGAGGTCGTAGCCCTCGAGAGGGTCGGTGAAGTCACCGATGTCCTCCTTGGTGAAGAGCGACAGGAGGCGCTGCTCCTGGAACGTGTTCATGGACAGGACCTGCAGGTCCTTGTCTTCCTCGCCGCGGACCACCAGCGCCGCGTAGGCCTGCAGCTTCGACTTCAGCTTCTTGGCCAGCTCCCGATCATCCGGGTTCTTCGACTGGTAGCACTTGCGGATCAGGTCGTAGACCGGGTCCGGCTTGCCGAACTGCGACGGGCACAGGAATCGGGAGTTGCTGCCCAGGTAGTAGAAGCGGCGCTCGATGAAGGGCATCCCCTCGACCACCTGCGAGGGCTTCCACGGGACGATGCGGGCCTTGTACTCGCCCGGGCCCGGCTTCCACAGCTGGACCGACGAGACCTTCCGCTGCCCGGTCATCTCCTGCACGCGCTTCCTGATTGCATCCAGATTGACTGCCATGTTCCTCTGTCCTCTTTCCTACGTGGAAACGGGATCGCTCACACCGCAACAATGCGGCTTCCTCGATCCTATCTCCAGAGCTTCCGAAGTTCAATCACTGCAGATAAAAGGCGCAGCCACGTACTGCCTGCTGCGCCCCTGCTACTTCCGTCCTTGCCGCTTCTTCCGCTGGCCGTCGCCCAAAGGTTCCGAGTAGCCCATCACCGCTCCGCCGCCGATGCCACAGAACTCGTTGACGTCCTCTTCGACCTCGCCGCCCGCCTCTTCGCCGCCGTCCGCCGGCAGGAGCTGGTTGGGAACCCGCGCCTGCGATTCTTGCACCGCCAGCCTCAAGTACTGAACGAGCAGTGCCTTGCTCATGTCAGTAAGTATGCCGCGGCACGGCCCGGATGAGGAAAAGTGACGCGTCAGGCCTTCTCTGCGGGCCAGACGTTGCTGCCCTTCTCGTCCATGGTGGCCACGTAGTCGGCCGTCATCACACCGTAGACGAGGGGCGACACTTTGAGGCAGTAGGCCCTGTTGGGTTCCCAGACGAAGCCGTCGTTGCAGCGGATGGCCAGCCACTCGTCGGCCGTCAGCCGGACGCCGTAGTGCTGCATGATGAAGACGCTGCGGTCAGGGGTGGTCAGGTACTGCAGGTCGTTGTTGTAGGCGTAGACCTCGCCCCGCTTGCGCTTCCA